CTTTTGTCTTTCAGACGAGTCAGACGATCCGACAGCGAAGCGAGAGCGTTGCTGATGGTGTCGTTCTTGTGGGTAGCGGCCATGGCCGACATACCGTGCGAGAGTTCGAAGATCATACGTTCGAAAGTCATTCTGTACCTCAGTCGTTGTAGACGATCAGATCGATGCAGCCGAGTTGCTGCCTGTAGCGAACATACACCACATCACCTTCACTGTCAACCTTTTTTGTGTAGCCCACGAAAGGTTGTTTGTTGCCCATGCTGGTGGGCACGATCTTGGGGAAACCCTTGCGGAACTCTTCGACATCAGAGGCGAAGCAACTGAAGACGTGGATCTCAGTTTCCTTGATGAAGGGGTGATTGTAGGTAATCATCAGAGGTCCGCCATCGTCAGGATACGGTCGAGGCGAAGCTCGAGGTTCTTGACCTTCATCTTCGCGATGTCGACTTCGGTGATGCCGGTGGCTTTCGCGAGGTCTTCTTTGGCTTTGATCAGCATTTCGGTGAGGATGGTGACGATGTCGGACATGTTCTCTTCCTTTGCTTTACTAGTTAGATATAAGCAACCGGAACGGAAATGTCAACTGGCTATGTGCACTTTTTCTGAACTTTTTTCCTGCACTTTTTCCTTGACACCTTCGACAGACCTGGTATAATCCCAATAAGGGCAATAAAATTAGATTCCATATATCTGTTGATACTTCTTCCGAAGTTCAAGAAACTGTGGTAACCACTTCAGTGGTTGTTCTACAAAGATCTGAGGTTGATCATCGTCAACCATCACCAGTGTAACAATCTGCCGGATAGGAATACCAGTCAGCTCGTAGAATGCTGCAGCATAGAATGATTCCTGCATGAAGTAGCCAGTGATCCACTCAGCTTTCTTTGGCTTACGAGAAGTCTTAAAGTCGATGATGGATAGTTGCCCATCGAACTCTGCGATCAAGTCGACTCGGCCTGCGGTCTTGATCTTTCTCGAGTAGAGTGGAGCTTCCTGAAAGTAGATGTTGTCGACTCGAGCATCGAGCACTGGCTTCAGCGTGTTGAAAGTCATGACGTTGATCGGCATACGACCTTTGCCGTAGTCAGCTTCGTTGTTGAGGTAGTTCTCGGCGATGAGGTGGACATCAGATCCACGATTCGCGGCTTGGACACTGATGCGCTTTGCCTCTTCCTCTCCAACACGTTTCTTCCACGCCTCGAGCCCAGACTTATCTTGGACTCCGAGCACAGTCGTGACTGATGGAAATTTCTCACCCGACGGTGGAAAGTAGAAACGCCCGGTTGGAGTAGTATCACAACCGAGCGGTTCAAATTCGATACCATGTTCGACATGGGTAAATGTTTTACGCTGCTGCATCGTCTATCTTGACTTGATTGAATGTGAGAGGAAAGTCTGGAAGCTTGAGGTTCGACATGTCGGGTAGCTTCTTCGAGTACGAGAGCGAGACATGAGCGATGTACTCCGGATACTGATCCTTCATTCCATGAACTTCTTCGTAGTGCTTACGTAGGCGGGCGATCATTGGAGATTCCACCTTCAATACAGGTATTCTATCACCAAGCATCGTGATGTCAACTACTTTTGCCTCGCCACCAGGAGCCAGCGTGATCATACGATTCTCGAGGTCGTGTACTGAAGTTGTGAAGAAGATCGTCGTATGGAAGTCGAAGTCCTCTTCTTTCTGAGGCGACCCATCATACTTCACGGTTAGATCGAATCCATTCTTCTTCGCCCATTCACGAAGCTTTCGCTGAGTCGCCTCGTCGTACTGAACGGCCACATACTTTGTCGTCGCTTGTTCCATGATGTATTCTCTGAATGTTTTCATTTTGGTTTAGCCGGCCATTTTACGTTATGAGGATAGCCCTCTTGTTTCGTGATGTCTCTCAGTTCTTGACGATATTGAGTCCACTCTTCGGTGATCGTGTTATCGGATAGCGCCATCCAGTCAGTCGCAGCCAGCATACGATTTCTCTCGGCTTTGACGAACTCAGCCACACGATTATCATATGCTCGGATCTCTTCGTCGGTCTTATCTCTTTTGATCCACCGGACGACCCACTCACCATCGATGAACTCTGGTGTCGTGCTGAGAGTGATCGCCTCGGTGCGATCGTCGTACTTCGGCTGTTTTCCTTCCTTCACCTCGACGAGACCGAACGAAAGAAGTGACTCATTCGATACCTTGTCTGGAAAGCTGACATTAGGATTCTCGCGGGTGAGATCTCCGATGCCGTACGGATATTCGACTATGAGTCCATTTGATACTTTAGCGTACATCTTTTTCTCGAACTAGTGATATGATTGAACCGCTGATGTCGAACTCCCACCACTTATGACGAAAGCTGTAGAGATTCGGTTTGGCGTGGTGGTTGTTGTGCCACGAGTCGCCCCATGTAGGAATCGCTAACCACCAAGTGTTTCGACTGTTGTCACCTGTTTCGTATGACTGATAGCCATACAAGTGGGCAAAGTAGTTACACGAAGCAGAGATGAGAATCGTCATCGTCTGTGGAAGTAACCCGACGAAGACGAGCGCAGGCAGGCCTCCGATCATGAAGAGAGTCGCGTAGAACGCCAGCATGATCCACCATCCATATTTATGGAGTCGACGTAGGTAAGGATCTCGAAGAAGATGACGAACTGATCGATAGTCGACGTCGTCATCGTAGTCATTGAAGAAGTTTCTACAACCAGTCATAGGACCATGTGGATCTGAATTTGTGTCACTGTGCTTGTGATGTGACTTGTGAACTGCTACCCATCCAATTGCACTTCCAGTTCCGGCCAATGACCCGAACAGGATGAAGAGCTTCTCCATCCACTTCCAACGAAAGTGAAAGCTTCGATGAGTCAGGTATCGATGAAACGTGACTGTGATTCCTAGACAGCTGAACGCAAAGTATGTGATCAGTGTATAGAACAGCCACTGAGGATCGAATCCAGTGAAGGCATAGAACGCAGTCGACAAGAGTCCAATGATTGTGATCGCTAGGATGTGAACAGACTTTATCATACGACGAGCTCCATCATGGGATAGTTTTCATCGGAGTAACCAATCACATTCCAGTCTGGGAATCTATCCTTGAGGAATGACTCTTTGTCACGTCTTCTGTATTCGAGCACGAATCTTTGTGTGTTGAACTTCTCAGCGTATGGTCGAGGATTCCTTGAAAGAATCGAGATATGATGGTGAATGGGATTCGTCCAAGTCTCAGTCGATACGTTCTGTCTGGCTCGAAGAAGAAGATTCACACCGTTGTTTAGATGCATGCCTGTCAGCGCTGAGATGATTCCGTTGTGATCATACACACAACGAATCAGTCGACCTGTTGGATCTCCGAAAGGTGGTTCACCATCAATTGTTATGTCGTATACTATCATCGATCACCACTTGTTTGTAAACTCTGGAACAACAGTGTCTTCCACGCCAAACATGTACTTATTCAACTCGATGGTGTGAGGAACGTATTTCACTGACATCTCGTTCAGGAATTGCTCGAGATGCAATGATCCTGGTCGCTCTCCGCCCTTGATCAGGCCGTCGATGTAAGTGATATAACCTACGACTTCATATAATGCGAGTTGAACATGAACACCGAACTGTTGAAGATACTCGATCGTCGATTCCTTTGGACTACCATGCTCGATCATATTGCGATACAGTAGTTCAAACCCTCTTCGTATGTGATGCTTAACTTCAGCACGTTCAAAGTCTTCTTCTGTCCAGTCTTTGATTCCATGGGTCTCAACGATTCGTTCATATGAAGAAATTAACACCGCGATGTCTTTGATTGCGCCGGCGATCTTATTCTCAAGGTGTTCAATTCTAAACTTCTTGAGACGTTGCTCAGCCACAAACACTTCATCGGAAGAAGTGGTTGATACTTCATTAATGAGTTTGGCGTGATTCACTTGAGACTCGGCTAGTGCAATGTATCTATGCTCAATCTCTGCTAAGATCTGACGAACAACACGATGTGGTGATTGACCATTCAACATCGTAAGAGTCATCATGTTTAAAGTTGACTGGCTGTTTGATCTATTGAATGCCGAAGTCTTTTTAACTAACTCGGGCAGTTTTGAAGTCACAGCTTGTAGTGCTTCTTTTGGAATCGTCTCGATATTGAGAATGGATTGCTCTAATGGTATAGTCAATGATGTGTTCATGTTAATTTCCAGATGCTGCGCCTAAGCCATTTGATGCTACAGACAAGTTACCAAATGATGTAGCATTTCCAGTAGTGTCTATATTTATCTTGACGATACTTGCAAGAACTGCTGCCGCTGCGTCAAGTCCACCTGCAATGAGTCCCGTAGTTTGATTTGAAGTTCCAGCAGCGAGTGATCTAGCGGCGGGCAGATTACCGAACGAAAGAGCGTTGCTGAGCGTAGAGATAGTAACGTATTCTATAGTTGCAACATATGCTGCGCCAGTAGTTTGACCTCCTGCAAATACTGCTCGAGCACCATTTGACATTGCTGCGGCTGAACTTCTGGGTGCAGCAAACGATCCAAACGCAATAGAGTTGGACAGTGTATTACTGTTGACATATTCAATTGCTGCACTATAAGCAGCATTGGAATACCCAAGCGATATTATACTACGAGTCGTGCTAGACGCTGCAGAGCTATAGTAAGATGCTATTGACAGGTTTCCAAACGAAGTAGCATTCCCAGTTGTAGCGATTGTCACATAATCGATTAATGCAGTCATCAACGTAGTGCCATTATAACCTCCGGGAAATAGGCCTCTCACTCCATTTGAAGTTCCAGCGAGATAACCTCGTGCCAATGATAAATCACCAAAGGCAATAGCGTTGGAAAGACTGGCAAACGTTATATATTCTATAGAAGAGTAGTATGTTGAACCGTTAATGCCTCCAGCTACTACTCCTCTACTTACATTTGTCGCAGCAGTCGTGAATTGTCTTCCGATTGCCAGGTTTCCAAAGTCTGTGGCGTTACCGTCCGTAGGAATATTGACCTGAGACAATGTGCTATATACCGAACTTTTGAATCCTATGCCACCTGCAGCAAAAACTGCTTTGTCTCCGCCTAATGGAAACTGGTTAATACCAAATGATCCAATGAGTCTATGAATTAGCATTAGCCTCTTCCAACCAACGCGCCGTAAAGAACTGTGCCTACTTTCCAAACTGAGATGATAGTGAATCCCGTAGTAGATAGCGCAGGTGCAATCGCGCTCGGAGTATTAACCCAAATGATCGTTGGCCATGTCACCGTGAATCCTGCGCCGTCGTCGATCATCAAAGTGATCGCTTCACCTGATTGAAGCGCGTCAGTATAAGTGCTGTTGCCTGTGAGTGTGTGTAACTGAATCGCACCGTTCGTAAGATCGAGCGATACTGACGTACCAGTGAGAGTGAAGACGCCTTCACGGACACTCGATGTAGTAATACCCTCTGTTCCAGAGATGATTGTAGGCATTATCTTAACTCCGCCCAATAGTTGATCGATCCAGCCACCGCTGACGTAGTGTAACTCGATCCAGCAGGGACGATGAAGCTCATCGTCTGAAAGTTAGAGTAGCCAGATACAGTCGTAGTGATACCCACCTGTACACCGTCGACGCTCGCGCTGATCGTTGAGCCTGTTGGGTTGGCCGATATGTTCACCATGATCGGTCGACCTGTGGTGTTGGTGTACACTACGCCTGGTGATCGAGACGCAGACAAGTTTTGCCACGTCTGTCCAACACCGATAGGTAACTGAGTCAAAGCATCTATCGCCTGCTTTGTGCGCAGAGGAGTCATTAGCTTAGTGTTGTTCGTTCCTGCTTGTGCCTCTGACTGAGATGCCATCTCAGGCGTCATGCCATTGATGGAAACAGTATTTCCACCTTCAGAGTCGACGATCGTATTGACTTTAAGTGTTGAAGACATCTGATTCTCTTATCTGAAAAACATGACAGATATGTCATTACTATCTGCAGGAGTACCGTTGGATGGGTTACCGGTCAATATTCTTACCTGTGTTGAAGTCTTGAGTAGAGGTAAGTAAGTACCACTTCCGCTTGGGTATAGTGTAACCATGCTAGATCCAGTGAGGTTTCCTGATGAAAACGGTACGCTCATTCCTGACATCGAGTAGTTTCCGTCTGGAAGCGCTGTAGAAAACGTTATAGTGTAGTCTCCTGCACCATTCTTAAACACACTTGCGACGTTACCATTTGCCATCATCACTTGGTTAGCACCAATCGTTCCACCACCATTAAAGTTTACCCAAGCACGACAAGCGTATGTCGGTGCTGAACCAGACGCGTTGAGCGCATCCTTTGTTCGTTGAGGAGTCATCAGTTTTGTGTTGCTCGTTCCCGCCTGTGCTTCACCGATCGTAGCCACTTCATTTGTGGTGAACACAGTTCCATCACTGTCAGGCAGGAAGATGGTTCTGTCCGTGCTAGTGCCGGGCGACACCACGTTGAACACACCGGTTCCTACAGTGTTACTCGTGAATTTGATCTTAGACATCGTTCACCTTAGACAATCGTCCAGACTGAACCGTCTGGAATAGTTACATTGGTATTAGCCGCGATCGTGATTGGACCTGCGGTCATGGCGTTCTTTCCGGCAGTGATGGTGTAGTCGGTTGTGACGATCTGATCGTTCTCGAAGAAGATCTCGTCTAGACCGCCACCCTTCGCAGCCTTAGCCGCACCGAGGATGTGCAAAAAATTGTTGTCGAGCTCTTGGTAAGTAAGAGCACTTCCTTTGTCTGTGCGTAACGTGAGTGTCATGGGTATTCTCCGGAGTACTCGCCTTCTTGGTTTATGTATACGCCGACGTAGCTAGAAAAGGCATTTCCAACGATTCCTGGATCATTTTCTACATAATCCGGTTCCATGTATCCAAACGGCGCTTTCTCCTCAGGTGTTAACTCGACGAGGAACTGGTAGATCTCAGCGATCAGAAGTGCTTTCACCTCTGGATCTTCTTCGGCGACGATGGTGATCAACCCTTCTTGATAAAGAGGATTGCCTTCTCGAAGTGATGGCAACAGTCCCACGAGATACAATTTGATCAAACGTGCTGGTTCATTTCGAATCAGAGTGAGGCACTGGGAGTAGGTAGTTGGTACGACACCAACACCACCATACTTCCCGCGTCCATATGATCCAGAGCCGTAAGTCGTCATGCTATCTTTTCAACCAATAGTTCTGCGTAGACTTCAGGGTAACCAGTCAAGCTGTTGGCTACACCTAGACCGTTAGTGGCAGATGCAGTCTGATGGTATTGTCGAAGTTGAAGTGTTTTCGTGGCAGTAAGCACAAAATGTCCTACGACCGACATCATACCACCAGACGCGTTACCATATGGCTGCGCGCCAGTCAAGATGCTGGTGCCATCCGTTAGGTTGTAGATCTCTGGTTTGATGTGTCCTGCTGGGTTCTGCCAATAAGCGAAGTTTGCCCAAGCAAGATATTCACCTGCTGGCAAGATGACGTTGTTCGCGGACAGGGACGCCCCGCTTATGTTGTTCACATGAAGAGTGTTGAGATGACGTAGGTTCCAACCGACAGCAGCAGCCCTTTGAACACCTGTCGCCTGTGACTCTGTCGCCCGAAGAACTTGCTTTCTCGCGAAAACAATCGCTTCGTTGGTACGAATAGGTGTCATGAACTTTGTGTTGTTTGTTCCGGCCTGCGCTTCACCTATAGTCGGGATGTTCGAGGTCAGAGCATTAACACTTGCGTTCAGTGATGTGATAGATCCCTGAAGATTAACGATGTTGTTCGCGACTATGCCGCTGTTCGTATCGATGATGATCAGGTTGTTATTGAGCTTTACACCCCACGTATCATCAGAACCATACGGCTCTGGTAAAACAAGGCCTAGGTTAGTTGTGTTTGAATCACTCACAGATTACATCTCCTGATGCTTGTAATGCGCTGTTTGGAAACCAAGATCCATGACCACTCGTGGAGTCAAACTTCCGATGAACAGGGATTCCATTGACAAATACAGACGAGGCTGCTCCCACAGCCTCGTCTCCGCATCCAGTCTTATCGCCTTTCACAATCACCAGCTTGCCGTTAACAAACACGCTTGATTGTAATGACGACACATAGGCAGTCTGATGAAAAGGGTTTGGCGTAGCAGAAGCATGACCCACATGCTTATCGCCTTCTCGTACTACTCCAGTCATCTTCCTTTTTCCTTATGATCGCCATGTCTCCGACGATTTCCCACTCAAGAAGTGTGCGATCATCCCAGCCCATTTGCTTGAGAAGAGCCGGATTGAGTTCCACATAGGGTTCACCGTCTTCGTCTTGTTTGATAGTCGATATGCCCGCGAGCTCTACCATATTTATAGTCCCAGCCTATCTCTTTCGATGATATAGGACTTCACGAGTTTCGAGCGAACGATGTCTTCTACTTGGAAGTCAACGAACTCAAACTCCTTCATGCGATGAATGATCTTCATGAAGTCACGAAGGCCAGACAACTCCTTCTTGCGTTCGGAAGTCAAGTCGTCCTGCTTGACGTCACCGCAGAAGATGATTCGGCAATTCTCACCAACACGAGTCATGACTGTATGAAGTTCGCCATCTCCCATGTTCTGCACTTCGTCGACGAGAAGGATGCAGTCGTCGAAGGTCTCACCACGCAGATATGAAGTCGTGATGAACTCGACGTAACCTTTGCCCTTGAGAATCTCGTATGCATCACCGCGTCCGAAAAGCTTAGTGCAGATGGGAACATATGGTGACTCGAAGACTTTTGCTTTCTCCTTGAGTGAACCCGGAAGGAATCCCTGATCGCGAGTCGAGACTGTCGATCGAACGATGTAAACCTTCTTGTATTGAGAGTTTGGCTTGACGACTTCTTTCAACGCGAAGTACAATCCGAGGAAAGTCTTACCGGTGCCGGCGATACCATGAAGCATGAGGTTGTATCCATCATCCCAGAAGTCAAACGCCACTCGCTGATTGTCTGTCATAGGATGAACGTCACTGTTCATCGTAAATGGCTGGCGTTGATTCTCAGTATCATCTCCCTGTTGACGTTGTACTCGTTTCTGCTTCTTCGTCAATCGTTGTTGTTGGTGCAGAGGCATTATTGGTCCTTGTCTTAAAGTGTATTCACATTCGAGCCTTTATGCGCAGACTTAGCTTTGAGAAGGACGTCGTTAAAGCTACGATCGATCTTGCGCACACCTAGCCGCACGGGGTCAGCGAAGCCCGGTGTCGCAAGGTTTTGCTTAATGTGGGGATTGTTAGTGAGGAACTCGTCACGTTCACTGATTGTCATCATCTCAGTGAAGACTTCCTCGGTCTCAGTATTGGTAAAAGTGTACGTAGGCATTCTGTACTCCGATAAAATAAAAGGGTCCCTGTGATAGGGACCCTGTTCACTACCACGTAACTATTTATCTGTTACGTGATGAGCTCGTAGATGTGACGCCAGTTTTGTACTCGAGTGATGTCGGAGTGCCACTGACCTTTGTTGTGACCATGTTCAAGGAGGAAGGAATTCAGGCCGGCGTTCACACCAGCGACTGCGTTCTCATACTTGTCTTCGACCCAGACACATCCGGTGTCTTTGTACTCAGCGAGAGCTTCATCCTTGTCAGCACCAGTGTCGAGGCAGATGATCTTCTCAAATGCAGTCTCACCGAAGAGTCGACGAATGTTCTTCCGACGAAGATCTCCGGCATAGGGATCAGTACTCAGCGAAGTGATACAGTGGAACACATACCCGTGCTCTTCGTGCAATTTCCGTACGTACTTGATTGCATCACGGAAAGGAGGAAGGTGTTCGATTCGAGCACTCTCGTTGAAGTGCCGAGCCAGAGCTTTGGCTTTCTCTTTCGGGAGGCCGAAGGTCTCTTCGATCTTGTATTCATCATTCTTGACGATGGGATACCCGTGGAACTTCATCCACTCAGCGAAGGAATGAAACCAGTCGAGCAGAACACCATCTGCGTCGACGAGGATGAGTTTTTCACGTAGGTTCATGATCTAGCCTTTCTATACATGATCAATATAATCATTCGCAGAAGAATGTCAATGGCTATCTATCACTATCGAAGAAACTATTTTTCCGTTGTGACTTCTGCTCGCGCTGTTGCTTTACGAACTCTTTCTTCGTATTATAGCGCTTACCATCCTTCTTAGAGTGCTCAGACGACTCCCACTCGTCGTCTTGCCAGTCTCTGAACTTCTTCTGCTTCTTAGCCATTTTTTGGCGGTCGTCCTCTTCTCTTCGGTTGGGTAGTTGGCACTGGAACCGTTAGTCCTAGGCCTTCGTTGATAACGTCTGCGGTGAGTCCCTCAGGTGGATCTTGGAGCAGAACACGCTCCATGAGCTTTGCGTCGTCTTTGTCGATGCTCTCGAGCAGCTCAATGAAAAGGAACTCACGTCTGTACTGACTAAGCCCATCGCCATCATATCCTTTGATGAAGTACCGAAGCTTTCGCGTCTGACGGTACAACATACCATGGGATTCGACGTGTGGTGATGGTGTGTAGGGAGGGATACTGTCTGACGGGATGTTCCACTGGAAGTTTTCCTTGTCGAACATCACCGTCATGAGAGTGCGAAGTGACTGACTGTTGTTTTTCTTGAGGAAGTCGACTTTTTCTTCGCGTGTTGGCAGGGCCGCTGCTTTGTTCACAATCTCAGATAATGAAAATGTTGGCAACATAGTTCTCCGGTTGAGCTCACTTAGAACTCGTTAAGATATAAATACCATAAGAGCTAAGGAGGTGTTATGTTTTTAGTTAATAAGTATGCGCGCACATATTTTTCAATCATTGAATCTGCCAAAATTAGAGGTATCGATGACTCATATTATGAGAAGCATCATATCATTCCTAGATCTTTAGGAGGTGATAACTCAGTAGATAACATCGTTAAGCTCACTTATCGTGAACACTTCATATGCCATAGACTGCTAGTTAAAATGACTGAAGGTAAAATGCGCCAAAAGATGGCATGTGCACTGTGGGCGATGACCAGAAAAACTGGTAACAGAATCACTACTTCTAAGCAGTATTCGGTTGCCCGACTTATTTATATCGATCATCATCCTAACACCGGGTTGTCAGAAGAGGTTCTAAAAGCTCGTGGTAAAAAAGTTTCTGAAGCACTAAAAGGAAGAGTTTTTGCTCATCATTATAGCAACATCAGTAAGTACCACGATATGTTGAAAGCTGGAACTATCGATAATCCTAGAACTAAAAATTGGATAGTTACAACACCAACCGGTGAAACCATCTTTGTTAGGAACTTAGCTAAATTTTGTAAAGAACACGGACTATCTAAAGGTAGTCTTTGTGGGAGCGGTAGAAGCAAAGGCTATACCGCTCGCCACGCGGATTAAAACTCATTCAGCGACTCAGTCAGCAGTTTAAGACGATTTTTGATGAAGAAGTTCAGAAGCTGCGAGCGATCCTTCGTATTCTCCCGAGCATACTCCTCGAGAATACGTTCTTTGAGATGTGCGGGAACTTGGGAAAGATCGATGAGTGATTGGTTGCGAGCGTAGTTACGCTTGACTTCGGAACTCATCTTATTTATATCGATCCATTCTTCCAGACGCTTCTTGGTGACGGGCTTCTGGCGAATGTTCATGACGAACGAGTTGTCAGCCGACAGGATGTTGGGAATACCGTCGCCGGCGTCACCTTTGACGATGTGCTCGAACAGATACTGCTCAGGGTTCGAGTGAGTCACCCACTTCTTCATCACTGGGTTGTACTGCTTGACGTTGGCGTACTTGTGAAGCTGGATGTAGTCTTTGTCACCGGAGAGGATGAGGAACTTCTCACTGGTGTTGAGCTCACGCCCTTCATGATGGATGATCGTGCCGATGATGTCGTCGGCTTCACAGGAGTCGATCTGAATCACTTTGTACGGGAATACCGTCTTGAGTTCTTCACGGATCTTGTTGAGTGCGGTGAAGATCGCAGTCCAGTCGAGCTCGGACTCCTCGCGGTGCTTCTTACGAGCTGCTTTGTAGTAAGGGAATTGTGCCCGACGCCAGTAGTTCTTGTCGTCAGCGCAGATGATCAGTTCACCGAACTCTTCTTTGAACTTCATACGGTTGAAGCGAATCGAGTTGAGAACCATGTGACGAATCATGTTTTCGTCGACTTCGGCGTTGTGATGATTGCCAATCTGCATCATGAGGTTAGCGATCATCACTTGGTTAAGGTCTACCAAGATGGCCATGTTGTACTCCTATTTTGACTATATAGATTATATATCAGTCGAAGTGAATGTCAACGGTAGACTTTCAGAATAATTGTCTCTTCGTTGAGTCGGCCATTCGCAGGTGAAGCCTTCGTCTTCAGGTCGAGGAACAACTTCGAGGCTCGAGCCTTGGTCGTACCACCGATCTCTTTCAGAACATCTTCGGGTTTACGAAGAGTCTTCTTCCACGAGGACTCTTCTCGCATGTTCGTCACGGTCGTTCCCTTGATGGATAAGCCGTCGACCGAAGCTGCAACGAGTTGAATCAGGTGACGATACTTGGTGTTGAAGAGATACACCTCCGTAGCACCTACGATCGCTGCAGGATCAACAGACGTCAGCTTATACTCAGCACTCTCTTTCTGATACTTCACACGAGCGATCAGTTTCTCGATCGGAACTTTCTTCTTCGCTCGAGGCTGACGAGGCTTACGAACCTTCGCCGCAG